TAGGGCGAAAAAAAGATCTTCGAGGACTACCTGCGGATGGTCGACCTGTTCTTCGGCGCGATCCGGGGCGACGTGCTGAAGGTCGCCATGCGGATCGTCGACCCATTCGGGGTGTTCTCCGCCCTACTACGCTTCAACCGGTGGGTCACCGACTTCCTGACCGGCGGCGTGACCTGGGTCCTACGCCAGGCGTACCAGCGGGTACTGGGCGACTTCGACTTCTCCGCCCGACCCTACGTAGCCCAACACCTGGAGCTGGTCCGCAACCGGATGGTCCGCCTCCCCGATGAGGTGTTCGACCTGATCCGCGTCGAGCTGGACCAGGGCATCCACGACGGGGAAGGCATCCCCGAGCTGGCCGACCGCATCGACCAGACACTCCTGAACGCCAACGCGGAACGGTGGCGCAACCGCGCCGTTGTCGTGGCCCGCACCGAGTCCCTGTCCGCCTACAACGGCGGCAGCTTCGACGCGTTCGGCGTCATGCAGCAGGAACTGGGCATGCCATTGGAGAAGGTGTGGCTGGCCACCATGGACCCCCGTACCCGCGACACCCACTTCGTTGCCGACGGGCAACGCGCGCCGCTGCTCGGCGCGTTCACCGTCGGCGGGTCCTCCGGCCTGTTCCCCGGAGACCCGGCGCTGCCGGCGTCGGAACGGATCCAATGCCGCTGCACCATGCTCGTCGTCGAGCCTGGGGAGAACGTCGACATGGCCGGCCGGGGCTGGAAAGCCGCCGCCGAAACTACTGCTGAGGTGGACAGACGTGCCCGGCGTGGGATCATCAGAACACGCGACCAGGAGGTGTGATCCATGACCGCTCCGACCGTGTTCCAGGTGCCCGGGAAGATGCCTGAACAGCTCGTCGAATACTGGGTGACCGGCGAGGGCGCGGCGAAGATCCGTTGGGGCACCGACGGGTCGTTCGACCGGTGTGTCCGAACCCTGGCGAAATACTTCCCCCGCGACCCGAAGGGGCTGTGCGCCCGGCTACACAAGCGGGCAACCGGCGAGTGGCCGGCGGAGAAGGGCGTCGAGAGCGCGGCCGACACCGAGGAGCTGGCCACGAAGAAGTGCCCAGACGGGCAGAAGAAGGTCGACGGGATCTGTGTACCCGACGAAGACGACGACGAATACGCGTTGACTGTGGACGACGCTGACCCCGATGAGCAGGCCCTGGTCCCGATGGCCCAACGCTGGCGGTCGATGCTCGCGCCGATCGGCAAGCCGACCGGCGACAAGCGGATCTTCGAGGCCGGGGCGATCACCCACCGGGACCTGCCGCTGCCGCTGATGTTCCAACTGGAGTCCGGCGAAGGGCACAACGCGTCCGTCATCGTCGGCCGGATCACCGACATCGACATCACCGACGACGAGGTCAACGCAGCCGGCGACTGGCTATCCGTGCCTGAGGCCCTACGCGCCCGGGAGCTGGTCGACGCCGGGGTCCTCAAGCCCAGCGTCGACCTCGACGACATCACCTACGAGATCCGCGAACCGGAGTCGGGGGAAAAGTTCGACCCGAACAGCCACTGCACAGAAAACGACGGCTGCCGACCGTCTCAGTTCGTCATCACCCAGGGGCGGGTGTCCGGCGCCACGCTGGTGTCGATCCCCGCGTTCGCCGAGGTCACCTTTGAGTCCTTCGAGGAACCCGACGAAGCGGCCCTACTCGCCGTGCTCGACGCCGACTTCGCTGCCGACGACCTGCCCTGTGGCTGCGCCGACACCGAGGAGTTCCACCTTCAAGGTCTGCATGACCAGAAGGACCACGGCCGACGGTTGAACCTCGGCCCGGACATTGCCCGCGAAATTCGGATGACCCCCCCAGCGGGCAGCGGCCACGTCTATGACATAGCCCGTGAGCGGCTCCGCGTTGGCGACAAGCCGGCCGAGGTCCAGAAGTGGGTTCGGGAGAACATCGACAACGCCCGGGTCGAGGAAGACGAGTTGGCCGATCGGCTCGACGCGGCCGAGGAACGCGGCGACACCAACACCATGGACAACCTGGACACCCAGTTGAGCACCCTGCGGGTCCACATGCGGTTCCTGATGAACCTGGAGGAACGGATCGGTCTGGAAACGCGGCGTGCCCGTAACCGTGCGCGTAACCGGCGAGACGCGCGGCGGCGCGCGGCCGTCACCGCCGCCGCCCCGGCCGGTCCGCCCACCGCCTGGTTCGAAGACCCCCAGCTCGACCAGTACACCCCGATCCACGTCACCGACGAAGGACGGCTGGTCGGCCATATCGCGGCGTGGGGCGTCTGCCACACCGAATACCGGGTGTGCGTCACCCCACCCGACGGGGACAGCTTCGACGAGTACCACCGCTACGCCGTCGACACCGCCGAAGGGTGGATCAAGGCCGGGCGGCTCACCGTCGGCCATGGCCAGTTCGTCGGCCTGTGTGACCACCAACCGGTGTGCAACTCCGACGACCACGCCTGCGGCCGGCTCACCCTGGCACAGACGATCCGCCACTATGACCGGCTCGACACGTTCGCGTACGCCCGCGCGGGCAAAGACGACCACGGCATCTGGGTGTCCGGCGTCCCCGTACCCGACGTCGACATGGCGGCGGTTCTCCAACGGGGTGTGTCCGGCGATTGGCGCGACGATGGCGAGTACGGGCTGACCCTGGTCGAGGTGATGGCCGTGTCGACAACCGCCCCAGCGTTCCCAGCTCCCCGCGCGCACCTGCGCGCCGACAAGCAGGTGTCTCTCGTCGCGGCCGGCGCCGCACCGATCCTGGTCGAGGAGGACCCGGTGTTCCTGCGGTCCGGCGGTCCAGTTCCACCCGGCGCGGCCGTGGTGATGGTCGGGCAGGACGGTACCCCGGTGCAGCTCGACGAACTGGTGGACTACATCGTCGACCAGGCGTTCAGCCGGCGCCGTCGCCGCCGCGCGGCGTACGACGCTGCTGTAGCGGACCTCGATACAATCGAGCGGGACGGGCTGGTGCGTCAACGGGACGCGCTGCTGGCATCGTTGGAGGTCTGATGTGCGGATGCAGTAAAGGCAGCGCGGGCGCCAACGGAACCACCTTCAAGGTCGTTCTCAACGACGGCACCACCCTGCCGACCGCGTTCGCGGACGAGACGTCGGCGCGGGTTGCCCTGGCCCGGTCCGGGCAGGGCGGCCGGGTGCAGCCCCAGCCGAAGTAGAGCAGCACAGACCCGTTGGGGAGGCCCTGTTGCCACGCGACCTCGTAGATGACGTCCTCAAGTCGATCGAAATCGCCGTCGCCGACATGCGCGAGCACTACCGGGAAGGCCCCGATGCGGGGTTCTGTATCTCCGTTCCTGCGTGGTTCTACGACCGCCTGGACGGCGAGACACTGGCGCGCTACCGCGAAGACAAGATCGTGATAGAGCGAAGCTAGGGCTGAACCGTCGGCCCGATCACGTAGACGATGACCGCCCACAGCACCGTGAAGACGATCGCCACCGCGAAGATCCAGCCCAGCCATTGCAGCGCTGTGGCGATGCAGCCTGGTGCCTCGATGGTGTACCCGTTGTCCTCATCGTCCCAGTCCGGCATTCCAGAACCCCCTCTGTTTGTCGTGTCCGTACAGACAACATAGTTGACGGCGCTGACAAACTCCAGGATCATTGTCGGCATGGACAATACAGATCTCTCTGCGCAGCTCGCGCACCTGAAGGCCACCACCACCGACCGGGGCTTCACCCACATGCCCGAGATCCTCGGCTCCTATGGCGCCCGGCTTTCCGGCAGCACCGTGCGTGTCTACGAATCCAGCGCAGCGGAAGGACCGCATATCTGGCTGCGCGCTTGCGCCCCGGAGAACCTCAACTACCCGGATGGGCCGAAGGTCGAAGCCCCCGTCCACCTCACCCTCGACAACGCGAGGCTGTTGCGTGACCAGCTCACCGCGTTGATCGACAATCACTACCAGGTACGTCACTGATGGATGTGGACAGCTTCCTGGGCCACGTCGGCACCGAACTGCTGGACCTGGCCGACCGGGTCGAACGCATCCTCGGCCGCCGCATCGTGGACAGGTCCGAACTGATCGACGTCCTCAAGACGCTCGCCTACGCGCTGGACGACCCGGAGACCCGCGTCGAGGCGGCCGGCCGGCTGATGGGCGCCCTCTACCCATCGGAGCATCCACCGGTGGTGTTCTGGGACACCGAAGCGGGGTTGGCTGTTGCGCGGGCGATCGGTTATCACTGGCCGGTGGTCCCGTACGGGCAGGCGGCGGCCATCCTCAACGTGTCCAAGCAGCGGATCAGCCAGCTCTGCAATGAAGGGCGGTTGCGTACCGACTACCACGGCCACGTGTGCGGGGTGACCGCTGATTCTCTGCGGGAGGAGCTGGCCGTCCACGGCCGTCGCCGCCGGTAGAACGCGGCTGGGCCCCCCAGGATGATCCTGGGGGGCCCAGCCGCGTGGTCACCTTCCTTGCCAGACGAACCCGTTGCGTCGCAACATCGCTACGGCGTTG